CAGGTCAACCGAAACATTCTAAATAAGCGATTAGGCGCAGGTCAATCAAATAACCGTAAATAAGCGCAGGTCAACGGAAAGACCCCAAATAACACAAAGCGTATAGTGTTACTACATGCTGCGCGATTTTTTCCTTGACTCCCACCGAAGGTGGGAGTAGAACTATAACGTAAGATACAAATAAGAGAACAAACCCTAGGTCGTGACATTTGCCCCAAATAAATGCAGGTCCAAATAAAGCCCAATAAATAAGCAACCCGCGTAATCGCAGGTTTTTTTTGTGCCTAATAGCCGCGAAAGAAAAACGCTGTAAGTCGTTGATTAGTAGTGAGTTAGGCCGATCCGCCCCGCCGCCCCGCGTAACCCGTTGATACTCAACGAGTTAGGAGGGTTTTATTCCTCTTCTTTGCGAGTCCCTATTATTTCAAATTCATAACCAACATTATGAGAATCGGGGGAGATTTTAACGAGGAAAAGAAATGCATAGAGAGTAAACGCACAAAATTCTTCGCTATATTCAACGACTTGCTCTATAGTATGCTTCTTTTTTTTACTAGATACAATCTTTGTTTCTTTAATTGAAACGATGTCGCCCTCTTTTATAGGGTTCCCATGTTTATCATCTATCCCTATTGGCTTTCCTTTGTACCAATCATAGCGAGGCTTATAATTTTTAGCCATAATTATCTTATTTGCTTATAGCCGAACTTTTCAAATACTTTGGTAAGCTTTTTTGCCGTGCGCAAAGAGATGCGAATGAAATGCTTCTTTTCTCCATCGTCCCACTCGAAAGCGTAGTCACTCGCTCGGCCAGCGTGAAAGGATGAGTCCTCCGCTTCCCTTACTCTAAAAGTGTTGGGGAATCGGCCTGTTAGTTTAATTGTTTTGTTCATTTTGTATTCTTTTCTGTTTGGTTAATCTTCTTTTCTTTTTCTCGCTTTCTCCTATCCCCGAACCAAGAAGGGTCAGGGACTTCCATGTTTCTACGTCGCCAAAAATCATTGTAGGCTCTGTTGAACTGATCTGTGAATCCTCTATTTAAGGTAGCGAACTTATTTGCTTCTGAGAAGTCTGGTTTTATTGGTTCCATTTTATTTTTGTTTTAGTTGTTGCTCTTTCCTGCAGTGTCTTCTTTCATCTGTCTCTTCTTAGTAAGATTAATAAGCAGACGGCTAAGTTTATAAACAATTCAAACATATCTTATGGCTCTACTACAAACCCTGTTTCGTCTTTCTTCGCAAGACCTTTCTCGACTAGCCCGACGATTACGCCCTTGGGATCTTTAAACCGCAAATCATTTTCATCCCCATTAACTACGGGATAGCCAAGATAAGTTTTAGGAAGTGTTCCTCGGAAAACAACCGCGACGTTCCCGCCTAACGCAAGAATTGTTTTCATCTTATTATCGCTAGTTACTTCACTGCGGGAGAATGTTAGATGATAGTTATCAGGCATTTTGCCATCAAGCCAAGCTCTCATTCTATAAAAGCCCTTTGTGTAATCATAAAAATTCACCTGTGGGAACTCTTCCATGACGTTTATTTTATCAGCCCTATGCTTTCGGATATTCTCCCAAGGAATGTCGCTTGTGAGGTTAAGACGGAAGCAAGGAGTTAAGTTTTTCCTTGCTGCGCTTTTGATAGCCTTGCCAATTTCGATCCTAAGATCAGACATAAAAGCAAAGTTGTCCTTAAAGAATCTTTTGGTTTTTGCGATTCTAGCGGTTTGGACGTTGGACATACAACCACGCCCTGCAGTATCTAGGCAAGCGGCACGGCATCCCGCGCTTGACCATTGACAGACGTTGAATCCTGATTTATCGGCAGGGGATAGATGGAGTCCGAAGGTTCGAAACCCGACCTTTTCGCCCTTGAGTGTTTTGGCGTTGCCTTTATTTAGTAGTGACATAATTTTGTTTATTGATTTAAGATTTAATACCAGCAAGAATAGAAAACTTGTTGCCCTCCATCAATCGCCTCGGAAGCCGCCTTGATAAAGTCGAGATCCTTCTCTTTGCGCCAATCATCTTGGCTACTGTCAGCACCGTAAAAGAAACCTTGAGTTACTGGCAAGTTGCCACCTTCGACGACTGACTTGAGAATCTTTAAATCCTCGGCAGTCAATTCCAAGGCTTCACTATTCAATTCACTTTCTGGCTTCCCAGTTTTAATTGCCCAGAGTTTTTGCATCCACCCTTGCAAGGCGTTGTGCTTTCTCCAATCACAGATTTCATAATTTTCTCCATTGGAGTCCCGACTGTTTGCATATTGATCTAATCCCATAACGAAAGTATTTTGGCAGGATTTGATTTTGAGGCAAGGCTTTTTTAATTCTTTTTAATTATTTTTTAGTGCTTGACTTGTGCAGATTAAACACTAAGCAGAAAACCCGCGTAACTCACTGAGCGACAACGAGTTAGGCCAAACGGCCCCGCGAATCGCCCTAAGTCATTGATACTCAACGAGTTAGAGAGGTTTTTCCGTAGCTGAGTAAAACAAAAAGCCTCGCTCCCGATTAAGGAAAGCGAGGCTGTATTTTTCTGACTGTCAATCAAAAAACCATTCTAATTAAGGCTATTAAGCCGTAGGCTGTGATGAGTCCACTTAAAACAATAAGGCAAGTGAAAAGCACACTCTCGAAAAATGTTCTATCTTGTTCCCTCATAATTATGCAGGTAAAACTAGGGCCGACTCCTTGTCCTCTTGAGTGATGATCTCTGGCGAATGATTCGCGAACTTATCGAAGACGGATTGCATACGCATCGTGCGATCAGCAAGCTTTGTCAAATCGCTACCCTTTAGATTTTCAGTGACGGAATTGTAAAGGCTCCAAAGTGAACCGCCCTTGAATTCCTCATGACGAGGATTACGGAACTCTTCGACAGCCTTGTAAATGTCACGGGCTGGGAAAGCTTTAGAATCGACAAGCTGGACAATCATTGAAGCGGCATCTTTTACTTCTGTCTGCTGGTAAGCCGAAATGCGCTTACTCATATCTTGCCAATGCGAAGTCACGCGAGCGACTGCAGAAGATAAGACACGGGGCAAGTCTCCCAGAATGTGGGTGGTATGACGGCGAGCCAGCTTAATGTCAGAGGAGAAACAAAGGTTGTCACAAACCATCATTTTGTTTCCTACCGCAATCGAAGCAGCGAAAGACTTGTCATGAGCATTCCGAAGGCCCAAAACGATTTGACGATCTTCGCCAGATACATCAATCCCTTTGAGGGCGAAACCTCCGAAGTAGCGCAAGCCACCACGGGCAAGAGCGTGTTCCTCTTCGGTGACTTCAAGACCTGCGATGTCAAGAGCCTTGCGAGTCATCTTCACCAAGTTGTGATGAGGGATCGGAGTGTGAGACCTAGTCCCTTCGGGAGTTTGAACGCCAGCGAGTTGTTCGGAATCGACTTTATTTTTTGCGTAGATAAGCATGGTATTAATGGTTTTTTTGTTTGTGAGAGTCTGTCTCTCAACTGGGGAGATTATGACAGAAAATGATTTGGGGGCAACCCTTTTTTAATGTTTTTTAATGTTTTTTTTGCAGGTCAGCATATTCGGCCTTAATATGCAGGTCAGGACATTTCTCCTTAATATGTAGGTCAAGGTATTTCCGCTTAATATGTAGGTCAGGACATTTTAGGCCAAATAGCGCAATAAAAGGCTTGACTCGCCGCGATTTATCGAGTAGAGAAAAAACCTCTGTAACTCACTGATACTCAACGAGTTAGCGCGGACGGCCCCGCGAATCGCGCTAACCCCCTACTACTCAACGAGTTAGAGCGTTTTTCTCTTTGGTGTTTTTCTCACGCAAGTCAACTAAAAAAGAATTTCTTTTTTGCTTGCGGACAAAAGAAAACCCGCCCCCCACCACAGGGGACGGGCCGACACACACAAAAGTTTTTTACTTGCCGTAAATGTCGCGGAGTTCACTGCTCCACTCCTTGACTATCTCGGCCTCGGTCCCTTGTGGATTCTTACAAGCGAGACCAATCCACTTTCTGATCATGCGCTGAAGTTTCCGCATCCTGCGCCATTCCATCCAATGCACACCAACGGCGAAAGGGTAAGTGAGGATGAGAAGGGCTTTGCCCTTGTTCGATTGGTCTTTAAAGTTGTGGATATTCATAGCGCTGATTTTACTTTGTTGTTTCTGAATGTGCCAAGAGCGTCGTTCAGGTGTTTGGCGATGTGAGGATCTCCACCCAAGCTCAGGAGGCAAATGGCCTCAGAGACTTTATAATCTAAGTCACGGGCGGCACTTTGCTCCTGCATAAAGTTATCAAAGTTTAGATTGGATCTCTCTTGGGCGTGTTCAAATGCTGATTTAGCAACGTCAAATGCTGTGTTAGTCATGTCGGTGGTATAGTGTTGGTTGAAAAGCGGGGGGATTGTCAACCCCCCTTTTAAATGTTTTTTTTAGGAAGTGAAGACTTTCCAGAAGGTTTTATTCGCATGGCAGCATTTCACCTCGAACGTTTGTCCTTGGTAGCAAGTCACCGATCCTAATTTTTCGGCACACATTTGCTCAAACTCTTCAGGGTTTTCGCCCCAAGTCCAGCTATTCATTGTGCCTAGGTCTTTGTAAGTGTCTTGGATTTTTTTTAGTGTCATTCTCATGGTGGAAGTTGTTGGTGAAGGTGGGTTTACTTACCGAAAGCGGCCCACATAAAGGTGGGGGTTGTGACTTGCAAAACCGTGCCGTCTGCAAACTGGATCGCCCCATAGCTTAATTGTTTCGGGTCGTGGCTCATGATCTCGGGCTCGTTATAGCGGGAGATTTGCGCGGGTTTTCCAAAGTAACTGTGAGGGTAGGTGGCGGTAGTGTCGGACATGGGAATATTTTATCACAGAAAAGCGGAAACAAAAAGGTTTTTCTGCATATATTTAATCTTTTTTTTCTGATTAAAAGGCTTGACATGATGCAGATACACAGTATGGGAAAAACCGCTGTAAGTCGTTGATACTCAATGAGTTAGGCGGATCGGCGGGGGCGTTCGCGCTAACTCCTTGATACTCAGTGAGTTAGAACGTTTTTCCCCTTGGTGTTTTTCGCGTCGATGTCAACTAAAAAAGAATTTCTTTTTTGCTTGTAAGCGCAAGAAAACCCGCCTCCCACATGGGGGGACGGGCTGGTGCGGTGACGCTGTCATGCTTTCATGGCAGCGATTGCTTCTTCGCAATCTTTTATAAATTCGCCTGAGGACTGGACCGTCTCGTCGATCATCTTGTCCCATGCGACCTCCGCTTTGGCCATTGCGTCGAGGGCTTCTTGGCTCTCTTTCTGGAACGCTTCTTGCGTTTGCCTTGCTTCGTAAGCACCCGCCAATATGGAGCGTTCGAGTGGCGAGAAATTATAATCCCCGCGATCATACGTGTTCCAATACCCGCATGGGTCTGGTGCTTCTTGTGTCTCGATCATGTCAGTATTTTGGTTTTTGATTATCTTTCGATATTGGCGAAGCGCACGGTTTTGAAAACCTGCTTGTTTCCCGTCTCGCTATCGTGGCTTTTATCAAGGACTTTCACGACAGCGAATCCGTCGCCGATGCGCTCAACTCCCTTGAGGACATACATGCGGAGATTCCCATTGTTAGAGGTTGTGTAAGTGAACTGCTTGTTGGTGAGGGCGGTAATGTTGTCTTTGTTGGTCTCGGTCATGCGCATATTTTACTACAGAAAATCACAAACAAAAAGCTTTTTCTGCTATTAATTAAAAGTTTTTTTAATCAAAAAAAGGCTTGACATCGCAAGGAATTATCCTATGGGAAAAACCCTCGTAACTCGTTGATACTCAACGAGTTAGGCGGATCGGCGGGGCCGTTCGCGCTAACTCATTGATACTCAGTGAGTTACAGCGTTTTTTCCCTTAGTGTTTTTCGCGAGGATGTCAACTAAAAAAGAATTCCTTTTTTGCTTGCAAGCAAAAGAAAACCTGCCCCCCATTACAGGGGGCAGGGGAACTACTAGCAAACAAACTAGAAAAGAGATTTGACCATACGGGCCGCAGTGCTAATGCGACCGCTTACCTTTGTGATCCCTCCGACATGAAGAGTGCGATACTTGCGTTGCGCCCCGTCATCTAAGTCGCGGGTGTATGCCGTGACATAGCGGCGGCGATCCTTCTTGGAGAAGCCTTGGTGCATTACCTCTTCAATGAGGAAGGTTCTGATGCCGTCTTGCTTGATAGAGCTTGGCCCTTCGTTCGCATACGTTACGACATGGTTGACGAGTTCGCTCTTGAGCGCGGAGTCACTGAGCTTGTATAGTTTTGTGGTGTTGTTCATAGTGAGAATATTTTACTTTAAAAATGGGGTGTTGGCGATACTTTCTTTTGCTTTTTTTTCAAGCTCTTCTTGGTGTTCGACCTCCTCCAAGTTGCCGCAGAGGACAACTATGAAGAGGAGCGCGATGAACGCTAGGATATTTTTCATGGCGTTGTCATGGCAGCGGTTGCTTCCTCGCAATCTTTTATGAACTGCCCAGAAACCTGCACGGTCTCATCGATCATGGCATTCCATGCGGCCTCGGCTTTGGCCATTGCTTCTAACGCTTCTTGTGTGTCTGTCTCGGTCATGTCAGTATTTTAGTCTAGTTTTTGATTTTAAAAAAGCTTTTTCTGCTATTATTTTAGTAAATCGCTTCTTCTAATTTTTGGCAAAAAAGATCAGTGTCTTCCATGATGAAGTCGATCTCGTCATCGGTAGCCTTGCGCCATGCGCCATCGAACTTGCGGATCATTGCGCTAGAGATGAACGCATCGCAAAAGTCTGGCGCGTCACTGTGGTCGATGCCATCGATCACGATATTTTCAATCTCGTAGACCTCGTCAATTATTTTCACTCTGTCGGCTTTGGCACTGTAGCTATTTTTTTCCATAGGCAAAGTATATCACAGAACCGCAGAAACAAAAAGCTTTTTTTAGCATTAAATTTATAAAGATAATGCGACTTAATACTTGACACCCCCCCATTTCTGAAAAATTTAGTTTGGGTTTGCGTAGCAAACTGGCGGGGGGAGTCCGACTTCAATTTGTCAATAGTCAAACCCCCACCCATTCTTGAGCCAGTCGCTGACGGGGTTATGATTCAGATTGTTTGTTTAAAAAAAAACACGACCCCCTATAATTCATAACTAATTAGTGTAATAACAACAAATGAGCATACCATACAGCGAATTTCCAGTTTACGTAGGTCAAGCTGGCGCGGTAACACCGCCGAACGAACCCAATGGTTATCTACCAGTCACGCAAGCGAGTGTGAGTTACAATACTGCATCTAGTGTGAGGCGTAAGTTGGGCAAGAGTATTGATGCTTCTGATCAGTTTACTTTTGACAATGCGCTATCTGCGGATATCTCATTTAGTTGTTTATTGCAATCGGGGATGGTATCGGGGTTGGATTTTTTATTGGATTCTAATCAAGATAATTTTGTGACTATGAAGTTGGGTAGCGGGATATACAACAAGTGCTATGCTAAAGATGTGTCGTTGAGCGTGAGTCCATTTCAGCCAGTAATTTTGCAAGCTAATTTTGTTTCATTAGACCCTGCTGTGGGTGGTGGTATAACTGGAGATACTGATGCATATCGTGGTGAAGAGCCGCCCTTAGATACTGATCTTGTTGTTTATGGTCATACGTGTGTTGTTAATGACAACGCGGATGTGTTGGGTCAGGTCCAATCCCAAATAAATTTCAATAGAACATACACCCGCACCCCAATTTACGGTTTAGGTTCGGTGAATGCGTCTTCTATGTTGCTGGATGGAGTCGAGGAGGAGATATCTGTATCGTCTACGGGCTTGAACACTTTGATAGGCTTCAGCGGAGAGAAGCTCACAAATACAATAAACTTGATATTGAATTTCAAGGGCAATACATCTAGCACTGTATTAGGTGGATTAGGTAATGATCTAATTAAATTCCCCGCTGGCGCGAGAGTCTTAACCGAATCGTATTCGGTCCAAGGAGGGGAGACTATTCAAACAACTGCAACGATTAAACAGGTAAAATTGTAAATTCAGTGTAATATATAACATATGGGATCAAAGAAACTGTCTGATATTCAGTTGGAGCCTCACAGCTTTTTTTCAATAAAGTTTAAAAAGAGGAAATTCAAATTTACCCCAAATCAGCATAAATTCCTAGATATGCTGTTAGACCCAGAGGTAAAAATAATGTTTGTATCTGGACCTGCTGGTTCGAGTAAAACCTACATGTCTTTATATGGATGTTTGAGGTTAATGTCTGAGGAGGAAGACAAAGACCTTCTTTATGTGCGGAGTATCGTAGAAAGCGCGGATAAAGGTCTAGGTAGTCTTCCTGGAGATATGTCGGAGAAATTCAACCTTTTCACGCTACCTCTTTATGACAAACTGGAAGAGATAATACATGAGGGTGATACTGCTTACTTAAAACAGAAAGAAAGAGTGAACGCTATACCTATCAACTTTTTGAGGGGTGCGAACTGGGAAAATAAACTTATAGTTGCGGATGAAGCGCAGAACTTTACATTTAAAGAGTTGACGACTTTGATTACTCGTATTGGTGAAAATACTAAGTTAGTCATATGTGGAGACTTCATGCAAAGCGATATTGATGGGAAAACGGGGTTCAAAAAAATGGTTGATATATTTTCTACTGATGATTCTGTAGAAAACGGTATTACTACTTTTAAGTTTACCAATAAAGACATTGTTAGAAGCAAAATTTTAAAATTCATCATTTCTAAGTTGGAAAATCGAGAAAAGGTGTAATAATATATGTCATAAACAAGAAATGCGTTCACGCGGAAGCGGCGAACAGCTTATATATAAAAGGACGCATCACACCTTGTTTTTTTTGAAAATTAATATATAAACAGTAGAATACATAGTATGGCTCATCTATTCTGTCAAAGCTGCGGCACTAAAATTTCTTATGCTAACGCTAAACCTAACTTCTGTAATAAGTGCGGACAGCCTTTAAATTCTACAGCTGCCGCTGTTTCTGTGGACACTTCTGTTGTGAACAAAAAATCTTCAGTTATCTCTTCGGATGAGACGGATGCTGAGTTTGTCCCTCATATTAGTGATTTTCAAGTAGAATTCGAAACCTCTAATGTCTCTAATCGGACAATAGGGTCGTTATTAGGTGAGCCAACCCCAATCGAAACAAATCGAAGGGGCAATACTCAATCTGTTAATGATTTTATTGATGAAAAGAAAAAAGGGAAGTGATTATAAATATGAAGACTTCTCTGAAGTAATAGACGAGGCTGTAAGCAAGCAACAATACAAATGGCGGCTTTACGCCGTTAAGTGGTTTGACTTCGAGGATGTTCAGCAAATCATCAAAATACATATTGCTAAAAAATGGCATATGTGGGATCAGACTCGCCCTCTTGAACCGTGGATAGGTAGGATTATATCTAATCAAATCAGGAACCTAGTGAGGAATCATTACGGCAATTATGTCAATCCTTGCCCCGATTACCAATTGCCCAACCACTCTGCCGCTCACTGCCCCATATGCAGTAAATGGGAAAAGTCTAAGAAAGCAGGGCTAGAATTAAAAATACCGCTTTCTACTGAAGATTTCATAAAAGAAGTCTCCAATAAAGAATATTTGGATTTTGATTTCTCTTCGTCCGTAGGAAAGTTAAATATCGAAATGGAATCGCGTTTGAGTAGCACTCACTACAAAGCTTACCAAATGTTGTACTTCGAAAGTAGCAGTGAAGAAGATGTGGCTAAATTTATGGGTTATAAGATTTCCCCTCAAAAAAAGAAACTTGGTTATAGGCAGGTTAAAAACTTAAAGAAAAAATTCCTTCAAGTAGCTATAGATATACTTAAAGATCAAGATATTATAGGTGATGGATCTTAACAAAGAACAAAAAGAATTCTTAAGGGTTCACTCCAAGGACATGCCAGATCTTATTAATCTGACTAAAAAATGTTTTGGTGACGAATCTTTAGATGGAAGATCTAAGGAGGGGAGGGCAGTTAGAAAGTTCTTGGTTGAAAACTCTATAAAATTCAACACGACTTGTAGAATTCCAGCAGAAGTCATAAATCTAACTAGTGAACAGTGTACATTTATTTTGCAGCAAGCGGAAGACGGTCTGTCCTCCTTAGAAATAGCCAAAATTATTTTCCCATCTAGGAATGTAAAACCGTTAAGTTCAGAACAGCGAGCAGTTTTAGAAAAAATTAGAGAGGTTAACCCAGATATGTTGCCATCTCAAGATTCAGGGGCTTTAAATTCATACCTTGCGCCAAGATCTCCTTCCAGAATCATAAAAAAGATAAATGACGCTACTGGTCAAACATTAAACGAGCAAAAAATCAATAGACAAAAGCAGATTTGTGTAGAAAGGCTAGGAATCAACCTTTCTAATTCTAGATTTCTTAAAATTATTAACAATTTATTGAATTCTGAAGACAGGGTGTTATTTGAGCATGAATTTATTCGACTGACATGGGACAAACCCGACCTAACAGCAGACGAATTAAACCTTTACCTCAACGTTTGCAAAGAAGTTATTAACTTGGAAGTAATAAGCGCACATCTGAACAAGCTAAACAGTATGTTCGATGATGCTGATGAACAGCAAGAGATGTCTATACGATTGGCTGAGATCATTAAAGCTAAGAGTGGAGAGTATCATCAGTGCGAAACTCGTATCGAGAATCTGACCAAGAAGCTACAGGGGGACAGGGGAGATAGGATGAAAAAGATGCATAAAGAAAATGCCTCATTTCTCGCTATCGTCCAACTTTTCCAAGAACAACAAGAAAGAGAAACGATGGTCCACATCGCAGAGATGCAAAAAGAGTCGATCAAGGAAGAAGCTGAGAGGCTGGAGGGCATGTCCGAATGGAAAGCCAGAGTTTTAGGAATAAGTCAAGACGATGCCATTTAAATGTAAAGAGTGCGAGAAGGAGTTCAAGAGCAGAAGGAGTTTGCATACCCATGTAAAAGCCCACGATATGTTCTTGGGGGAGTATTACGTCAAAAATTACAATCGGAGAGACAAGCTCACAGAAGAGCTTATACCTTTTAAAAATTACGATCAGTATTTCGCTGCTGACTTTACTAATAAGGGGAATATGAAAAAGTGGTGCGGTCAGGCTCCGCGTGAAGAGGTCAAGGAATTTATAGGAAGATCTTTCGAAGAAAAACTAGGGGCCAAGGGCATTAAGGCGGGGCCACCTTCAACTTACCTACAAACGAGCGGTTTGCCCGATATCGACATCTGCAAACAGGTTTTCGGCAGTTATCGTGAAACCTGCGAGCATCTTGGTATGCTCCCTATGCTATCAGCGTCTTTACACAAAGATTTTCAAAAAGATTATTCTAATACACCTATACTGATCGATACTAGGGAGCAGCAACCATTGTCTTTCTCTAATTCTGAATTATTGAAACTGGATGTGGGCGACTACGCCGTGGGCGGCGATCTATACGACTATACATTTGTGGATAGGAAGTCTTACCAGGATTTTTGCTCTACTATAACCAATGGCTACTCTCGTTTTGTAAAAGAGCTTGAGAGGTGCAGGTCATTGGGGTGTTATCTTTATATAGTTACAGAAACAGCTTTCGATGACATGTGGGCAACCAATAAAAGGGGCTTCAAGAAATTCAGGCTAGATTATGTTTATCATCAGATGCGTTCTATACAAGCTGAGTATACCGATTGTTGTCAGTTTGTGTTTAGTGGCTCTAGAGAGAAAAGCGAGGAACTCATCCCCAAAATCCTCGTTTTAGGTAAGAAACTCTGGGAAGTAGACTTACAATATTTTTGGGACGAACAAATTAAAAAAGATGGCTTGGGAAACAGGAAAACAGAAACTCCACAGAGAGTACAAGGATATAAACAAACTCATTCTAGAAAAAGAGGGGTTTTTAGAAGAAACAGAAGCTAAGATCCTTCTCTATAAATTTCTAAGAGAAAATCCTTCTTTTGCTTGTGAATTGTTTACAGGGGTAAAATTGTTCCCTTTCCAGCACATGGCTATTAAGGCTATGATGGAGTCCGATTACTTTTTGGGGATCTGGAGTCGTGGAATGTCCAAAAGCTTCTCTACGGGCATTTTTGCGCTATTAGACGCGATTTTAAATCAGGGTGTCCAGATAGGTATTATCTCTAAGTCATTTCGACAGTCTAAAATGATTTTCAAAAAGATAGAAGATATAGCCAAAAGCCCTAAAGCTGAATTCTTCGCTCAATGTATTACTCGCACATCAAAAATGAATGATGAATGGGTAATGGAGATAGGAAGGAGCAGTATTAGAGCTTTGCCATTGGGTGATGGTGAAAAATTACGAGGCTTCCGATTCCAAAGGATAATCGTTGATGAATTATTGTTGATGCCTGAAAAAATTTATAATGAGGTGTTGATGCCTTTCCTGTCTGTAGTTGAGAACCCCACTGAGAGGCAAGAGGTTTATGATCTAGAAACCAAGATGATCGAGCAGGGTAAAATGCAAAAAGAAGATCGCAAGCGATGGCCAAACAACAAAATTATTGGTTTATCATCCGCATCTTATAAATTCGAGTACCTTTACAAAATATATCAACAGTATGAAGCTTTGATTCTGAATGAGAACAAACAGGATGGAGCGCATAGAACAATTATGCACTTTAGTTATGATTGCGCCCCGCAGCAACTATATGATCAGAACTTGATTAATCAATCCCGCTCTACCATGAGTGATGCTCAGTTCAATAGGGAATTTGGAGCTATATTTACCGACGATAGTTCTGGATACTTTAAGGTGAGCAAAATGGCAGCTTGCACAATACCAGATGGAGAAGGGCAATCGGTCGAAGTTGTAGGGAACCGTAAAGACGAATACATCTTATCTTTTGACCCGTCTTGGTCTGAGAGTGAGAGTTCTGACGATTTCGCTATGTTATTAATTAAATTAAATAGAGAATCTAATAAGGGAACAATAGTTCACAGCTACGCTCTATCGGGCGCTAACTTGAAAACGCATATCAAGTATATGGCTTACATTCTTACCCACTTTAATATATCAGCTGTAGTAGGCGATTATAATGGAGGTGTTCAATTCATCAGCTCTTGTAATGAGAGTGAGATATTTAAAAGTAAAAATTTGACTCTAGGAGTAATTGAAGCCGATTTAGATAAATCTAAAGATTACGAGAGAAACTTAGCTAAACTTAAAAATCAATACAATAAATCAGAAAGAAAATTTGTTTTCCTAAGAAAACCCACTTCATCTTGGATTAGGTTAGCTAATGAATCTTTACAATCTTCTTTTGATCATAAGCGTATATTTTTCGCAGGAGCCGCTATGAATGATGATTATAACAATCAAAGAAAATCTAGAGTTCCTATAGAAGAGCTGAAGTTCTTGAAGAACGACACTGATGAAAAAGGAGCGAAAGGCGCGAGGATGATCGATTTCGTGGAACACCAAAAAGACATGATGGATCTTATCAAAGTCCAATGTGCTATGGTTCAAATTACGACATCTTCTCAAGGGACTCAAAGTTTTGATCTACCGCGTAACTTAAGGAGGCAAAGTGGGGCCAACAAAGCTCGCAAAGATTCTTATTCGGCCTTAGTCCTAGGTAACTGGATGATGAATGTATTCTATGATATGGAATCAGATAAAATCTCAGATAGGCAAAACACTTTTGTACCAATGTTCATTTCTTGACTTTTAAAAGTTGAAAGTTAACTTTGAGGTGTAAGATAATTTGTATCTTATGTCGAAAAGAAAATATACTAAAAGCTCTGAATATTGGAAAAAATTCAACACTTCAGACCACCCATCACATGCTAGCGATAACGAGGAAACCTCTCCTGAATTGCTAGGAGAGCCTTTTTACACTTCTGAAGCGTCTTACAATGGAGTATCTGAAGCTAGGAGGCAGGGGGCATCAACCAGCGGATTTTCTGGATCTCGTACGAACCGTGCTGCTTATACGACTCTTCATAATCGTTATTCGAGTATAAGTTCGGGTTTATTGCCATATGAATATTCATCAGAAGGTATAACTTGTCGGGATGCTATTGAATTATGTCAGAAGGCTTATTGTAATGTAGCTGTATTTAGGAATGCTATAGATATTATGTCGGAGTTTACAAACAC